CATTACCAATCAGAGACATAATGTTTCTGTTATGGTCAATCTCACGAATTGTATATGATGTATATTTTTTAGTTATATCAATCAACTCTCCAATAGGAATAATACTCTCATTACTATAACTAATCATCACATATTTAACATTCAATCTGTCTATTAGACTTTCAAACGCAACTTTTGCACTTTTTTTATAATTCCAAGGACTTTTCATAGTTTCATCAAATACATCACTCCCCGATACCCTATCAATCCTCCTATTTGTCTTTAAACCAACTTCCGGTTTATCCCATTTAATAATACTATCCCATATATGATAATACGTAGAATAACTATGAATCGTATATGGAGGATCTAAATACGCAATATCTGCTTCCGGATATTCAACCCTTAACGCATCCCCCTCAAAATGAATCCCAACCGGATTATCTACTAACCGAATCAACTCTGGAGGAATATTTAATATAAGTGGATTTTTTGACCTCTCTGACCATTTCTTAAGATATGCCTGTTGCACCCCAACAGAATTATCTACAGCATCAAGTGCAAATATAAGAATACCTATTAATGAATAATATTCTATTTCATTAATTCTTCCCGTTCTAAACCAAGATTCAATCCTATTCCTGATATTATCAGCCTTTGCTCCATTTTCTGGAGACCACATTCTAATGTTTTCTCCTCCCTCTTCTGCTGAGGCAACATCACAATAGTTTCTTGAAATCCAATCAGGGATACCGGGGAGTTCGTTAAGTTCAGCGATAAATTCAGAAAGTCTGGGGATATCCCCTGTGGTCGTTTGGATAAATAAGGCGGAGTAAGCAGTTGAAGCCCAGTTGAGGTCTGATGTAATAACTCTCCAACCTCTTTGTCGAAATGATTGGGCAACTCGAGTTGTTCCAGTAAAGACATCGATGATACTTGGCGGATTGGTTTCATCTCTTGAACTGAAACTAACGGGGATACATTCGTGAATGTATCGGATGAGTTTATTTTTACTTCCAATATATTTAACTCCTGCTGTTTCATATCCATATGTTTCTCCATTAGCAGCCATCTAGTTTATTTAATAGGATATAGTTTAATTATATATCGCAACCATATTCAATTCATATTTGAACAACATAGATGACATCATATAAAAACTCTTTATTAATTAGAATGGTATTCCTCCGTGGAACACTCCTTCCCACTTTATTATCAACAATTCGTTTGATTAATTCTCCATCACTATCGCCCTGTTCATTTGAGTTTGTATCTCAGTTTATTCCATCCCCTCCAATATTTATTCAAAATCCCTCCAATATTTCAACACCAGTAATTTGTCACGATGGATGGTATGCTACTCAATATTATACTCCTTATAAACTCCCATTATGGAGCGGATATCAAGCCTCTCCTGGAAATGTAAGTGTAATCCAAGGCGGAAGACGAGATTTTATGGAAGACCCTCAACTCCCCAATAACTCCCAACCCCCAGTTGACTCCGATGCATATAATACAACATATAATCGAGGTCATTTATGCCCAAGTTATATAATGAGTTGGAATAAAGAAACTCATGGACCCTGGTATGATACTTACTATATGACAAATGTAGCCCCACAATATTGGACATTTAATCAACAACAATGGGCAGATGTAGAAAGAGATGTTATTGATTGGATAAATAAAAATCAAAAAGCTCTCTATATATTTACAGGTACAGGATTATGGGATTTCTCCTCCGGCCCCTCCAAAATGTCATATGATAATATTGTTGTTCCAGATTTCTATTTTAAAGCGATGTGTCAACCTTATGACCACCAATCTCGTGTTATAATAGCCTCTAATAATGAAAGTGCAACTGGATGGAATAAATCATTACCTGTAAATGAAATAGAAAAAATAATAGGAACATCCCTTTATCCTCCTGATTTATGTAGAACAGATTTAATAGATATAAATTATTGGAACATTAATTAACCAAAGACTCCAAAATCTATTGAGGAATAGAAGTATAATCATCCATCATATCTAAATGAAATATTACTTCCATCATTCTAAACTCACAGACAACATTAATAGGTGTTGTACTATTTTTTAGGAAATATCGAAGATATGGATAATCAGTTTTTGAAGTACAAGGAGATACAACTAATGTGTTATAAATAACCCTTGAAAGAAGGGAAACAGCTCTACGATTTAAATTAATAGGATTATATGAAATAAAATCCTCTTCATTTTCTCCAATAGGTGGGGTTTCATAGGAGTTAAGTTCATTAAATAGATTTTTTACTAAAGCATCAATAAATAAAGTTTCTGGATGTGTAAATCGTAAATATTCAACATTTGTCAAATATTCACTAATCCCTTCCTCTCCATAAATCTTGGAGAGACGGGAGTTAAACAAATCTCCTTTATAATTTTCTTCAACAGAAATCATACGAAATAATACATAGGAGTAAAATTTACATAAAATATGTTTAGAAAGTTTAAATTCTTCTGTGGGGGCTTGAAAGGAATCAGTATAATTATCAATACGCGAATAATAATAATCTGCAGCATTTTGACAATAATCACGAATAGCAATCCACATAGTAGTATCACGTGGAATATTAGGGAAACTTAGAGTTTCAACAGCAGCAGCCATTTATAAGATTATAAAATAATCCTAAATATAAATGTTGTTCAATTGATGTTAATATTCACAATTAATCATATATTTTTTCTACTAAAATATACACCGGATGACACCCATCTTCTATGGATATGATTTTATGAACAACTGGAGCATTTTTATTTGATTTACTGGCACCAATCCATTCGGAGAGTTTTGGAGAGGGTATAAATTGTAGATTCAGTCCTTTAACTACGTCGATAATAAAGCCAACAGACTGGATGGGAGATGACACTTTACAAGAATCTCCAGTAAGATAATAACGAGACGGAACCCCGTTTTTGTAGACTATTAGAAGTTTCTCAACTTTGTAATGATATTTAGATTTTTTACTGTTGGGCTTGGTTTGTATACAACCCATTGGAGTCTAATGAACGATGGGAATAAAATATATAAATCTACGATAGAGATGTGAATATTGAGAATGTATTAACAATTTTAGAAGATAGAACCGAATAAATCAGAACGGACATTCAAAGGAACGTTTAGTGGGCGTCAAGATATATTTAAATACGGATGAAATTCTTTGTGTATAAGTTACAAATTCTCGTAAAGGCATATCATTCTTACAGATATTACAAGTTTCACAACAACAAACAACATTATCGGGCGTATGTCCTTTTGTATTATCTACTCGATCGAGACCATTAACACCAGAATCAGGCAAAATATTACAATAAGAACATTTATTTTGCATTAGAGAGTAGGCAAATTTTCTAGGAAGAATAGATTCAAAATTTAATTCATTACAAAACCCTTTTGCTACATCTGTTCTTCTATACATACAATATCGCATAGCTAAGTCAGTATATTTAGTTTTTTTACGAGGATAAATACGTTTCGATTGAGTACGGGTTTCACGTGGCTCACGCCTAGAATCAACTTCTTTAGAATACTGCCTACATTCATAACAATAATTTGTAAGCTGATAGCGTTCATTTTTAAAGGATGAAATATTTTTATATTTTTTACATTTTGTACATACAACTATATCAGAATTATCTTGAATCATTTTATTATGTTCTTCAATTAGTTTAATTCTTTTTTCTTTACGAACTTTTTCGGCTTTTCTTGATTTTTCTAATAGTTTATTTGTACAATTAGTACATTTTACTCTAATACCATTTGATGTATTAAATTCATTACGAGGTTTATTTGTATTACAAATAATACAAATAATACAAAGAAGTTCATTTGTGTCAGATGACAATTGTGTATCGTGTAAAATTCTATGATTCGTTAATGTCTCCATTGTAGGAATTATATTAAACGGAATGTTTAAATATAATATTATAAAAAATAATCATTCAATTATACAAATGAATATACAATCGAATATACAATCGAATATACAATCGAATATACAATCGAATATACAATAAAATCTGTATTATATTTAAAAAATATAAAGCAGAAAAAGAAAGATAATCGCCATATGTGGTATGGGGGGTTAATTCGCGTAAGCGAGCCCGCCCATTCCCCCTAAAACGCGGAAGACGTTATAGTTGACGGCATAGATACGCACCTTAGCCGATGTGCACGACGAGCAGTTGACTGTGCGGGGTGTAACGAAGAGCTGGAGAGTGGCGTTATCAATACGGGAGAAGTTGCAAGTGCCCGATGGCTGATGGTCCTCCGGGGAGAGAGCAAACGAGTAAACGTTAATACCGGTTGTGGGTACGTTAGTGAAGTGCTGGTAGGGCTGTACTAAGTTGAAGTAATCACCCGAGCGCTCCTGGAATCGGTCATGGCCGTTGAGTTTGATGAGAGCCGACACAACGGGATTGACACCGGCAGCACCCTCAACGAGCGTGTGCGAGTAACCAGAGTCGAGCACAGCCGTGTCCCAGAAATCGGTGTAATTGTACGGCTGTTTGCCGTGGTACTGGTTGACGGCAGCGGCGTTGCAGCCAACGAAGTCATCGCGTTGAACGACCCAGGTGAGGAACTTTACGGGGTGGTTGAAGTTCATGCGGATCTGGTTAGCGGTGGCGGTGATGCTCTCTTCACCGGTGAACTGGAGTTGCTCGATGAGGTACTCGTGGGTTTGCTGAGCCATCTTGCGGCGCTCATCAGTATCGAGGTAGATGTAATCAACGAAGAGGGAGCAAGCCTGGAGACCCTGATTTTGTACATAGGTGTAAACGTTGGAGTTGCTCGACCAGCACATATCCTCAACGCGGGCAAAGTCAACGAGAACCTTGACCTCGTGGTACTGGAGGGCAATTAGAGGGAGAGCGAGACCCGGGTTGCGGCAGTAGAAGAACTCGAGGGGGATGTAGAGAGTATAAGCCGGGGCACACTTGCGTACAGCGGCTGCGGTTACGGGTTGGGTGTTACCATCAGCCGTGCAGAGGTCGTCACAGCCCTCACCAGCAGCGGAGAGGAGGTTTACAAGTTCGGGAACATTACCAACCATGCGGGCGTAACCACGCTGTTTGCCGGTGGGGAGGGAGAGTTCGTTCCAGATGTGCATCCAGTCACCATATTGTTCATCAATCTTTTGACCACCAACCTCGAGCTTGACCTTCGAGATTAGATTGTGGCCCGGCCAGTTTAGCCAGCGGAAAGTGGCAGAGGCATCCGTGGTGGCAACGGTGATATCTACCTGAGGTAGAGTGGCCTGTACGTAAGTCTTCCAAATGAGATCGCCGTTACGGGAGACTTGGCAAGTTACACTCTGACGACCGAAGGTGGCCGTGCCGTTGAAAGTCTGTTCAATCGACTCAATAGCAAAGTTAGTGTGGCGGCGGTAGACTACCTTGAAGAAGGTAATCTCCGGGTTGCCTGTAAGATACATATCCTGAGCGCCATAGGCGACGAGTTGCATTAAACCACCAGACATGATAAAACTATACCTTTCATACGAAAAAATGAATAAAAAGGTTCATTCGTTTTAGTTTAAATCAAAAATAATAAAAAGTAAAAAATAAAAATGGGTCCGGATTTTTAATAAATCTAAAAATAATTCCCGCCGTAAAAGAAAAAAATAAGTCCAGATTTTGAATAATATTTTAGTATTGGTTAGGGTTTAATAAGAAAATATAATTTTGTTATTTAATTAATAAATAAAAAAATCAGTTATAATCCAACGCACAAATGAATGAAACATCTCAACCAATCAAATCTTAACTATCATTTAATGTAATCTAAAAGAAATATAATCTAGATAATTATATGAGTTTAACATCAAGAGGATTCCAAATCAAAACTGTAAGAAAGTCTTCTAAAGGAACTTCTCGCGATACAGTTTTAAGTCTTCATCAAAAACAAATCCTAATGTTACGAGATATTTCAGGAAATATTGATACTGAAAAAATGTCTGAATATTATTTAAAAAATGGAGAATTATTAATGAATTATTATGATATGATTCATAATACAACCTCTATTAATGCCCCTCCTATTTCTTTTAAAGAAGTTCCTGGTTCAGTTTTAGAATTTATGAATATGAATAAGGCTAATTCAAATACAACATCTTTGACTTTAAATGAAAATAATGAAAATATAGAAATAAAAAATAAAAAAAATATTAATAAAAATTTAACAAAGGAGGATATTTATGAAGAATTTTATGCAAATATTGACAACTCTTATATTCCTGAAAAATATTGTAGGAAAGTAAATGAACTATCTTATTGTCCTGTTTGCGGGAATGAAATGGTTCTTATTCCCGCAAATGCAAATATGTTTTGTGATAAATGTGGGAGAGAAGATACTGTTTTAATTGATATTGATTTACCTGGGATGAAAGAACAAAATAAAGATACCTCCTATTTTAATTATAGAAAAATTAATCACTTTAATGAATGGTTAGCACAATTCCAAGCTAAAGAAACAACTGATATCCCCCCTGAAATATATGATATGATTCTCCTTGAATTCCGTAAAGAACGCCGTAAAGATATATCTGATGTAAATCCTAAAAAACTCCGCGGAATATTAAAACGACTTGGAATGAATAAATATTATGAACATATCCCTCATATTATTAATCGTTTGAATGGTATTCCTCCTCCCCGATTAAGTCCTGAAACTGAAGAAACTCTTCGGAGAATGTTTAGAGAAATACAAACACCTTTTATGAAACACTGCCCATCTTGGAGAAAAAACTTTTTAAGTTACTCTTATGTACTCCATAAGTTTTGTAGAATCCTTGGAAAAGATGAATTCTTAATCTGTTTCCCACTCTTAAAATCTCGTGAAAAACTTTATGATATGGATAAAGTATGGAAGTTGATTTGTGATGATTTAGGTTGGGAATTTCATCGTTCCATATAATTTTTAGGATTATTATTATATTTTAATATATAGTAATATGCCTATTACAAAATCAAAGGCTAAAAAACGAAAACTTCAAAAAACTAAAAAACTAAAAAAAAATAACCAGATTGGTTATGGACAGAAATATAATTCAGTAATAACACCTCCTGAACTTACTCGTGTTATTGGTGTGGGTGGATATGGGGCAGTTTTTGGTTTACCTAGATTACCTTGGTTTGGCGAAATTGTTGCTGATATTATGACAAGAAATGAAGTTATGAAAGTATTTGATTCAAAAGAAGATGCTGATATGGAATTTAAAGCTTTTGATTTAATAAGAACAAAAATGACTGGGTCTCCAGATGATTATAGATTACTTACAACTAAATATGCTATATTTCCAATAGGTGGGGTAGGTCGGGTTGATTTAAGTGTTTTAGGAACATATCCATATACAAATGAATATTTTAGAGGAGCAAGAGGTGAATTAGTAGATAAAATATTCTATGAAGGAACTAAATCGCGAGCATTAAGAGGAGTTTATTATGGATTAGTATATCCAAAAGGTAAATATTCAGTTGGAGATGTTATTGATGAATTTACAACAATACATGATTTTTATAGATTTCTTATTCAAATGCGTAATGTATTTGAAGGGTTGCGTCTTTTACATCGAAATCAACTTGTACATGGCGATATTAAACCCGATAATATATTAGTATATCAAGAAGAATTAGCCCCTACAACAGATATTCCGGCTGCAGCTGCAGCCACATCTGCAGATATAGCTGGGCCGGCAGGAAGAAAAGGACCAGATGAATATAGAATAATAGATTTTGGAGATGTTAAAACATTTGATACAATTGTTAATTCTATATCTATGAAATGTTGGATGTATTACCCTTATTCTCCAATAAATATATTTAGAAGAGGGGTTTCTGATATTAGTAGAGATGGTAAAAATTTAATGTTATCGAAATATTTTTATCCTTTAGTTGCAAATGATATAGGTCAAGGTTTTAGAGGTTATTTTGAAACAAATAATGTTTATTTTACTGGAGATAAATATGATGAAGCCGGTGCAATAAGGATAAATAAATCAAGTTTCAATCATATTAGAAAATTATTAATTATTATAAAAAGAAATCATCCGTATCCATCAATAGTAAATCCTGATTTAACAACACGAAGAAATACTATTATACATCTTATAGACCATATTATAAATCAAAAATTATGTAATATAACATCTAATTTAACATTCACACCAGATTATATGGATAATGTTATAGGAGGAGATTTAAGATTTATTAATGAATATAAAAATACACATGAAGTTAAACAATTCTTAGATGCTACAAATACATATCTTCAAAGAATTTATAAGAAAAATTTACCTGCACGTGAAATATTAGATAGAATGGAACCAGAAGTAAAATCAAATACTAAAAAAAATAGTAGTCGTTTAGTATTAAATGAAATAAATAGTAGAACAGATATTTATTCATTTGGAATAACAATATTAATCGCAATTTCAAAATTATTTGAAAGAATTATTAGAGGAAGACCTGATATATATAATACAGAGAATTTGCCTGAAATATTAGAAAGAATAACGCATATTATATATTTATGTTGTATACTTCAACCATATGAAGATAATGGAGAATTATCATTACGTGAATTAAATTTAGATATGATATCTGGATTATATGATGAACTTGTTGTTATATTATCAAGAATATTAGGAATTAGTCCTTCTGTGGGTTTAACACCTCCTACAGAACCTATTGGGGCGGCAGCTGCTGCTTCTTCATCATCTCGTGTGGCAGAACCCATTGTAGCACGTGTTCCAACACCTGTAGCCGCTGGGGCGGCTGCTGCAGCAGCAGGGGGTGAAGAAGAATCACAATATTTTTTACCAACCGATTTTTATAGAGATTTAACAGAAGATTTAACAGAAGATGATGGAGATATAGATATGGGAAGAACTTAGAATATATTTAATTATTTGTCTAATAATAAACAATTAATTAAACTCGGCAACGGAACCTTCGGTTCCTCTAACAGATTCCGCCCTAAAGGCGGAATCTTTGACTTCGTTGCCTCTACGCAATCCGCTTTGGGCGGAAGTCCCCCCACCGGGGGGCGGGGGTCCTAGAGGGGGTCGAAGACCCCCTGATTGCTGTTCTAACTAAATAAGTTTTTATGCTTGACCACTATCCATCTCCGATAATCTATCACGTACAATATTTCGTGTAATAGAACCACCTCGTACCCAAGCAGGGTCATTTAAAGCTTCAATATAATGTTTAGGGTCTTGAATATTTCTTGCAAGTTGAGGAATCATAGGAGTATATTGTTGTTCAAAGAATGAATCTGTTACAGTCGCAATTGATTTTCTATCACGAATATGTTCTGATTTTTGTAGTAAACTCTCTACATATGGATTACCACGCCCATGTCCCATAAATGGTATAGTTTTAATAGGACGAGGTTGGGCACGTATTGGGCAATTAGGATGAGTTTGTGTTGCACCAATCTTTAAATCACTTTCAATATCAATACCACGAGAACCAACTCCATAACCATCTTGTGGAATAACTGTAACTTCCTGGGTTGCTAACATTTCTACGGGAGTAGGGTCAGATAGATGGAAATTTGTCATACGATATTTGCTTTCGATGACGGATTGGAGTGTACGATCATTTACACTCACAGCATCATCATATAAACGACCGAGATTGTGGAGATTCATCGTTGTTGGCCACATTTTATGCCTAGTCTCTAATCTATATCATACTTAACTTTTAAAACCTGAATGACCTCTATTTCGCATATCCATTTCAATCATTTTTCTTCCAAAATTAGGGGCATCTGGAATTCCACCTGCTACACTTCCAATAATTTCTGCTCTTTCTTTTTGATGTTGTTGTATGGATGTATCCATATCTTGGAAAAGACGTTTATCAGCAATAGTGTTTCTACGATTTTGTTTTTCTTTTTCTCGTTTTTTATATTTTAATGCTCTTTCAGGATATTTATGAATATCTTCATTAATTATTTCATATGCTAAATATTGTATGTCCGGGTCTTTTC